ATGGCGAAATCTCTTACGGTTAAATCGATCGAGGCCATAAAGCCTTTGGACAAGCGCCAAGAGGTTGCGGACAGTGGCGCCTCTGGGGTGCCTGGGCTCTATTTCGTTGTGCAGCCATCCGGCGCCCGATCCTGGAGCTTTCGCTATCGGTCGCCGGTCGACGGCCGGCCAAAGAAGTACACCATCGGCTCCTATCCCACATTCAGCCTTGCCGAAGCCCGTTCGCAGGCCGAGGAGCTCCGGAGGGCGGTGAAGAGGGACGTTGATCCTGGCGAAGAGAAGCGAGCTGCAAGGGCGCGTGCGGCCGACCGCTCCCGCGATGTGGGGCGCCTGCTGGACAATTTCATCGAAGAACATGCCGACAAGAAGCGGGCCACCACGGCGAAGCTCATCAAGCAGCAAATCGAAGCCGACATTCGGCCGTACTGGGAGAAGCGGCGGATCGAGACCATCACCCGCGCGGACGTCAAAGCGGTGTTGAAGCGGATCACTGATCGCGGTTCGATGGTGCACGCCAATCGCGTCTTTTCGCTGGTTCGAAAATTCCTCAATTGGTGCGTTGTCGATGCGGAAGTCATCGACCTTTCTCCGGCTCAAGGTTTGAAGCCGCCTGCGATGGAGGTGGCGCGCGATCGCGTCCTCACTGAGCGCGAATTGCGGTGGCTGTGGGGGGCAACCGCCGAAGCAGGCAACTTCGGCGCGTGTGTGCGTCTCCTGCTGCTCACAGGGCAACGTAGGATGGAAGTGGGGGGAATGGCGCGCTCCGAACTGGAGCTAAAGACCGACCCACCAACGTGGACGGTGCCGGCACAGCGCACCAAGAACGGACGGGCCAACATTGTGCCCCTGACCGTGACTGCCAGAAAAGCCATTGAGGCGGTGCCCGCCATTGTGGATTCCGACCTTGTATTCACCACCGACGGAAAGGTCCCAAGCTCCGGATGGTCCAAGTCGAAGGTCCGATTGGATGGGTTGATGCTCGCCAAGGCAAACGAGGAAGCCGAGAAAGAGGGCAGGGAACCGATCATCGCCCTGCAGCCCTGGAGTCTCCACGACCTTCGCAGAACGTGCGCAACAGGCTTGGCCAGCCTTCGCCAGCCGCCCCATGTGATCGAGGCGATCTTGAACCACAGGACCGGCATCATTGGCGGAGTGGCAGCGATCTACAATCAATTCGAGTATCTTGACGAAAAGGCCGACGCTCTCAGCGCTTGGGAAAGCTATGTGCTGAGCATCACCGGAGAGAATGGACACAATATTCTGGCATTTTCCCGTGAGTTATTGCCCCGGCAGGCTTGATCCACAATCGAACACGATATAACGTGAACAAACCAAGAAACACGACCCCGCTAGAGGGTCGGATAATCGACATTGTCGGCATCGGCACTGCTTGCAGGGGCAGTCGGCCAGTTGGGCGGACCCGTAAAAGGGAAAGTTAAAATATGCCCTATTCTGAAATCGGCGGTCGTTATCTGACCGCAGCGCAAGTTCGTACACGCTTCGGCGGCATTTCCGACATGAGCCTCTGGCGGTGGTTGAAAGACCCCGAACTGGAGTTTCCTCAGCCTATCCGTGTGAATCGCCGCAGGTTGTTCAAAGAGCATGAAATTATTGAATGGGAGGCGCGGCAAGCCGTGAACGCGGCATAAGGCCATGCTTGTCCAAGAGAAGGCTGTCACTCGGAATCGGGTCCGAGAGGGCGGAGCTTCATCAACTCAAGGATCCGCAACTCACGTCGATGCCAATTCTCATAGCAATGAGGATCAGGCCATCGCGTGGTTGCTGGACAATCCCGATCTAGCCCAAGCTGAGCAGTTCGTGGCGGTTATTGACCGTTTCGGGCTCGACACGATCGAGGCCATGTGTGCCCTGCACGGGGCCGCATATGCGTTCCTGCGCGAGCAGTGCAAAGGAGAATGTGCATGACAGCGTTTTCCTTTCAAGTCGTCGCTGCTCGCGGCCTCCTGGGATGGAGCCCGCAAGACCTTGCGGACGCTGCTGGCGTCAGTCTATCCGCCGTCAAGCGGATCGAGAAGACGGCGGGCGACCTCGACCCAAAGAGCAAGTCGCTGCAAGCCGTTGGGATGGCCTTGGCGTCCCGAGGGGTGGTCTTTACGCGAGACCTGTCCCGAATAGGCGTTGCCCTCGATACGAGGAGGCGCTGATGGGCGAAAGCATTCTTGCGAAGCGTCATGCCGTCAGGCAACAGGGGCTTTCCACGGGGACGACGACGATCGGCAAGGCCGTCTTTCATACCGTCGATCGTCGCGGTGAGAAGCGCGACTTCAACATCAACCAATTGCGGCTTCGGGAGATCGAGGCCGTCATTCGATCCCGGCACGGCCTGATCGTTCCCGATCCGGGCCAGTCCGATGATCGGGACACCTGCTTGGCCTATGCCATCGCGGTTGCATCCGCTCTGGCGGGGCAGAAGTTGCGGCCATGGGCAAATCGCTGGATGCCCTGGGCAACAACGGATGAATTGGACGATATCGGCCGTAGCGTTTCATGGCAGGACTACATGCTGAACGCTGATGGTGCTGCGCATCTTTTGTTCGTCACGCTGGCTGAGCGAAACCGGTTGGGCCTCAAGACCATCGGTGCCTGCGATGTCACTAAAGCTGAGCGGCAAGAGGTGGCCCGCGAAGCAAAACGCCAGCGGGACCGGGAGCGCAAGGCGGAACAGCGCCGTGGCGCGGGGCGCACCGATCGAGCGACATATGAAGCGCAATCGCTTTCGGCCACCAAGCCATGGGAAATTGAAGGGATCAGCCGGCGTACATGGGAGCGCCGCCGAGCCCGTGACGCAAGTCTGTCGCGAGTAGAGGTTTCCAATACTATTGGCGCCACACTTGCGACAACCGTGGGTGGGGGGCGTCTGAACGCCCCCTCCACCAACGTCTCGGCCGATTACCTTATGGAGCGTGCCGAGTTGGTCACGCCTGCTGCGCCTGCACCAACCGCTAGATCGGGGGTCGGCAATGCTGGCACAGAGAGGACAGACAGCAAGACGGCGGTTAAGGCAGCATGAGCAGCGAACAAATGGAGCTCTTTTCAGGAACGAAACTGCATCGAGACGCTGATGTCGTGATCTTCCCTATCGAGCGACAGACAGGAAAGGTGAGAGAGGTGGCCCAGCAGCTTCGACGTCGCCGTAGCAATCAGGCTGAGCGGTACTGGAAGGGAGAGTGCAAGCGGATGACGTCAGGGCTCCTGGCCGCTGGTGTGCCAATGTCGGATATCAACGCGGCCCTGGTGCGGTTCGCAAATGCTGTACAAACTGAAATGGATATAACAGAGGCGAGCGAGCGTAGAACGAGCTAAGGCTTGTAATATATGAATTTGCTTTAGGTACTGTTACATAGTGTTATGTTGTAACGCATAGAGATGATCGGTATATTTGAGTTTACTTGTTGATCGGGTGAACGGGCTGATCATTGTCGATCCTTGAAGGCGAGCTTGCCGCCACCATTACAGAAGCGTTGCTCGACGCTGATGTGCCGTTCGATATTACCATCACGCGCACAGTCGAGACTGAGCCCGACCCTGCCACGCCCTGGATACCGGGCGAGACGGTCACGACGCACTACCCGTGCAAGGGCTTCATCGAGCAATACGATGTGTTCCACCTATCCAGCACCCAGATCCAGGTTGGCGACGTCAAGGTCGTCATCCTCGTGCCCACCTTGGCAATCACGCCCGAGCTGACAGATACCGTCACGGCACGCGGCAAGAGCTACATCATCGTCAATGTGTCACCCGATCCCGCGCTGGCCACCATCGAGCTGCAGGCGCGCGGATGACCAAGCGCAAGACCAAGGCCGCAGTGGTCCCAATGCCGGGCGATCAGTCACGGGGAGGTGTCGCGGAGCGGGCTGTTCCGTTCTCTCTCCCGAAAAATTCCGGGGGAAAAGAGCCTGCAGAGACCGCCATTGCCTTCCTCGAAACCCTCAAGATCCCCGAGGGACCGAAGGCCGGCGAACCTCTCAAGCTGGCAGAATTTCAGAAGCAATTTGTTCGGGGCGCTCTCGATCCCGAAAACATGGTCGGTCTGCTCTCGATCGGTCGCGGCAATGCTAAGACGGCCCTTGCGGCCGGTCTGGCCCTGGGTGCGCTCATGGGTGTGTGGGATACCCAGCCCAAGCGCGAAGTTCTCATGGCTGCTCGTAACCGAGACCAGGCCAAGACCGCGTTTAACTTTCTCACTGGCTTTGTCGAGAGCTTGCCCGAAGGCGAGCGCGAGCTGTTCACCATTCGCCGCGGTTCCCGGCTGGAGGTCGAGTATTCCGGCAACGGCAGTGGGCTGGCTCGCTGTATCGCTGCCGATGGCCGCTCGATCCTTGGCGGCGCCCCGACGCTCGCCATCCTTGATGAGCGCGCCGCATGGGAAAAGGAAAAGGGCGATCTGCTCGAAAACGCCATCCTGTCCGGCCTGGGCAAGCGTGACGGCAAGGCCCTGATCATTTCCACTTCGGCGCCCGATGACGCCAACACCTTTTCCCGGTGGATGGATGAGCCCCCGCCGGGCACATACGTTCAAGAGCATCGCCCGCCCTTCGGTCTCCCTGCCGATGATCTGGACTCGCTCCTGATCGCCAATCCCGGCGCTGCCGAGGGTATCGGTGCTAGTCCGAAATGGCTGGAGGCTCAGGCCCGGCGCGCGATCGCCCGAGGCGGCTCTGCCCTTTCATCGTTCCGCAATCTCAACCGCAATGAGCGCGTGTCGACCGAGGACCGATCGGTCCTGATCACGGTGGACGAATGGCTCGCTGCCGAGGTCGCCCCCGACGATCTGCCCCCGCGTGAAGGGGAGTGCATCCTGGGCGTTGATCTGGGCGGCTCCCGGTCCATGTCGGCAGCGGCTCTTTACTGGCCCCAGACAGGCCGGCTGGAGGCCGTGGGCACCTTTCCAGGCACGCCCAAGCTGGCCGATCGTGGCGCCGCCGATGGCGTCTCGGGCCGCTATGTCGAGATGAAGGAACGGGGTGAGCTTTCCACCCTTGGCGAAAACACGGTGCCGCCCGGTCCCTGGCTGATCGAAATCGTCAAGCTGGCCGAAGGCGCGACTATCTCTTGCATCGTCGGTGACAGGTTCCGCCATGCCGAGTTTGCGGAGGCCATCGCGCAAGCCGGGCTCAGGGTTCCATTCATCTGGCGAGGCTTCGGCTGGAAAGACGGCTCTGAGGATATCGAGCGGTTCCGCCGGGCATTGTTCGACGGCCAAGTCAAAACCCGGCCCTCGCTGTTGCTGCGCTCCGCATTCTCGGATGCGATCACCCTGATCGATCCGGCGGGCAACGCAAAGCTGGCCAAAGGCCGGTCCCTTGGCCGTATCGACGCTGCGGCGGCATCTGTTCTGGCCGTGGCCGAAGGTGCCCGGCGCATGGGTCGCCCCGTCAAGAAAACGCGGGAGGCACTATGGGTTTGATCAAATACGATCGCGCCGGTGCCGCGATCTACCGCACCCCGCAATGGAAATCTGTCCGGTTCTTGGCCAAGCGCCGGGACGGCTTCAAGTGCGTCGAGTGTGGCGCAAGGGGCCGCATTGAGGTCGACCACATCAAGCCCATTCGGACCCACCCCGAACTGGCCTTCGACCTGGGCAACCTCCAGTGCCTCTGCCCATCCTGCCACACCCGCAAAACCCGAATTGAGGTGGGGCATCCTCCCCTCACTCCCGAACGCCAGCAATGGCGTGACCTGGTGCAACACGCGCCGCAAACCCAAGCATCCATGGAGAAAACCAATGCTTGATTCTGTGAAGATCCAGCGGCGCCAGTCCGAAATCCGGCAGGCCCTCGCTGAAATCGTCGGCAAAGAAACTCCCACCGACGACGAAACCCGTTCCATGTCCGATATGGACAAGGAATATCAGCGCAATGAGCTTCGCCTGCGGGCATCGCTGATTGCCGAAGACGAAGAGCGCCGCGAAGCCGGTGCCGAGATCGAAACCCGCTCGGATCGTGAATATTCCGAACTGATCGGGCAGTTCGAGCTGCGGCAGGTTGCCTTGGCCCTCGATGAAGGCCGGCCCCTCGATGGCCCCACCGCTGAAATCGTCCAGGAAATGCGCGCTCAGGGCGGCTATCGCGGCGTTCCGGTTCCCTGGGCTGCTCTGGAGCTTCGCGCCGGTGAGACCATCGCCAGCGGCACCCCTGACCCTATCCAGACCCGCCCGATCATCGATCGGCTGTTCCCGGATTCGGTTGCGGCCCGCATGGGTGCGCAGATGATCAGCATCGATCATGGTGCGATCGAATGGCCCGTCGCCACCAGCGGCGCAACCGTTGGCTGGCAGGCCACCGAAACCGGCGCCGTGGGTGCCCCTTCGGCCTATGCCACCACCGACCGCCCGATGAAGCCCGATCACACCCTGGGCGCTCAGATGAAGGTGACGCGCAAGGCGCTCAAACAGTCCGGCTCCGCTCTTGAGCAGGCTGTGCGCCGTGACCTCAATTCGGCCATCGCGGTCGAAATGGACAAGGTGGCTTTCCTGGGCACTGGTGCCGATGGCCAGCCCCTTGGCGTTATCGCCGGAGCATCGACCTACGGCATCACCGAAACCGATGTTGCCGCTCTGGCCGATTGGGCAGCGTTCCGGGCAGCGGTCACGGCCTTCATGGTCGCCAACGCCGCAACAGGTCCGGGTGCAATCCGCGCCATGATCCGTCCTGAGCTTTGGGACTATATGGACGGCATCCTGATCGACGGCACCGCGACCACCGAATGGGACCGCATGACCCGGCATATCACGGCGGCCAACATCGCCATGACCAGCAACGGGCTTGCTGCCCCAGCCGGTGATCCCCTTGCCACTTCGGCCCTGCTGACCACCACCAAGAACGGTGTTGCACCGATCTTTGTCGGTCTCTGGGGTGGTGTGGACCTGATCCGCGATCCTTATTCGGACGCGGCAAGCGGTGGGCTCCGCCTGACCGGCCTGGCGACCATGGACGTGACGGTTGCCCGTCCTGCCCAGCTTCGCCTCCTGTCCGGGCTCGAGCTGGCAGCCGGGGAATAAGCCATGGAGTCCGGTCTTGTTCACCACGGCGAACTGATCCTCGAGGAACGAGCTGCGCAAAGTCGCAAGCGCCGCCTCAAGGGCCGGTTCCCTTATGGGAGTCGTGCGGTTCTGTCCGATGGTGGCAAGACCGGGCGGCCCCAAAAGGAAGAGTTTGCCCCGCGCGCGTTCGGCTATCGTGTCGAGCGCGAAGGCGAGGATATCCATCTCTTGATCGGGCATTCGTATGACCGCCCGATCGCCAGCCGGGGCGCCGGTTCACTGTCCCTCCGGGACGGTGACGACGCCCTAACATTCGAGGCGATGATCGATGAAGAGACCCAGCAAATCTCTTGGGTCCAGGACTTCTTTCGCGCCTTCAATGCCGGCCTGATCCGGGGCATCAGCCCCGGCTTTCGCCTTCCACCCCCGCGCGCCGTCGCCAAGCCCGAAGCCGTGACCGAGGAAGATCCCAGCGAGGGCACCGCATTGATCCGAACGATCTTTGCGGCGCTGCTCTACGAGCTGAGCATGGTCACCCGCCCGGCCTACAACGAAACCGAAGTCGAGGCCGAAGAGCGGAGCGCCGGCGGCGTTATCCTGCCGACCCGGCACGGCCTTCACCACTCCAGCCGCTGGAGGTGATCATGGCGGACACAATCCACCAGGAAGAAGCCATCCCCGATTCCTACCCCGACGCGCCCGAGAACCTTTCGACGGCGGCCGCCGCCATGGACCTCGATCTGATCTGGCAGCGGCTGGAGGGCTATGTCGCCCACCGCTGGACCGAACGGGCCGTCACATGGATTGTCGAGGGCAGGGGGCAGTGGATGCCGCCCCTCACCCCTTCGACCATCACCACCGTGGAAGTCTGGAAAGGCGAGGCATGGGAAACCGCCACGCCGGGCCCGGCCCCGCTTGGCGGCTATCTCCTACCCGGTGACGGCCCTTATCGGTTTACGGGCACCGTTGGCCCCGCCGAGGCCGAAACCCCGCCTGCCGTTGTCCTGGAGGCGTTCAAGCGGCTCGCTGAATACTCTGCACAATCGAAGGGCAAGGCCGGGGCCAAATCCGAACGGATCGGCGCCGGTTCGATCAGCCTGTCACATACCCGGTCGCCATCCTGGCTTGCCGAGGCAATGCAAAACTCAGGGGCAGGCGACTTGCTCCGGCCATATCGGAGGGCCTGACATGTTCGGTCTCGAAAAACTGTTCGGACGCCAGAAGGTCGAGAAGCGGGCATCGGGCCAAGGCTTCACCGCCGAGATCATGGCGGCACGGGAAAGCTACATTTCGGGCCGCTCCGGCGTGGCCGAACTGACCGCTACCGCACAGGGCTGTGTGAGCCTCTGGGAAGGCGCCATGGCCCTTGCGGACGTGCAGGGCACCACATTGCTCGATCGGCGCTCCCTTGCCCTTATCGCCCGCTCTTTGGCCCTACGGGGCGAAAGCCTTTTCCTGATCCGCGAACAGGGTTTGATCCCATGCAGCGATTGGGACCTGGCCACCGTCAACGGGGTGCCCAAGGCATACCGGGTTTCGATCAGCGAGGCCGGGGGAGGGCGGACACAAACCGCCCTTGCCGGGGAGGTGTTGCACCTTCGGATCGGCAGCGATGCGGTTGCGCCATGGATCGGCACCGCACCGCTCAGGCGATCGAGCCTTACGGCGGGATTGCTGCAAGCGGTCGAGACCACACTTGCCGAGGTGTTCGAGAATGCCCCGATCGGCTCCCAGATCGTCCCTTATCCCGAAAGCCCCGATACCGACCTCGAAACCCTTGGCAGGGGTTTCCGCGGTCGCCGTGGCCGGGTGCTGATGCGGGAATCGGTCAGCGTTGCGGCGGCGGGTGGACCGGCCCCTACTGTGGACTGGCGCCCCGCCGATGTGTCGCCCGACTTGTCCAAGGCGATGACGCGGGAAACGCTGGAGGCGGCCCGCAACTCGATCTGTGGTGTGTTCGGCGTGTTGCCCGCGCTGTTTGCCAGCAATGCCCAAGGGCCCCTTGTTCGGGAAGCCCAGCGCCACCTTGCCGGGTGGACGCTCCAGCCGATCGCCATGTTGATCGCAGAAGAGGCCAGCGCCAAGCTGGGTAGTGACGTCATGATCGACGTGCTGCGCCCCGTGCAAGCCTATGACGCCGGCGGACGTGCCCGCGCCCTCGCCACCATCGTTCAAGCCCTTTCCCAAGCAAAGGAGGCCGGTCTCGCCCCTGGAGACCTCAATGCAGCCCTGACGTTGGTGAATTGGGGTCCGGAAGATGGAGCAGCGTAGACTCAATAAGGACCGTCAAAAGTCCATACAGGGCAAGATCGCGGACATGATGCGGGAAGCCGAGCCAACCCCCTTTGCGTTCGAGGGGCCATGCAGGGCTGGCATACGTGCCAGCCTATGCCTCCAGGGGTGGCATTGGGGAATGGCGGACGTGATCGCTGCTGATATCGTTCTGGCCGCTCTGGGCATGGTTGGAGCCCGCCGGCCGACATGGATGGAGGGACAGCCCGAATATACACAGCCCGGCGCTCTGCCGATCGAGCGAGAGCGGTGCAAGCGTTGCAACAAACCCTTGCCCGAGGGCCACCGGAAGTTTTGCGGGCGAGAGTGCGGGAACGCATACAATGCCGTCCGACTGAGCGATGAGCAGCGAGAACGGCGCTCAGTCATGCAGCGCGCCCGGATGGCGGCATGGAGTAAGAAGCAGCCCCACCGCACTTGTGAATGTTGCGGCTACGAATTTCAGCCCAAAGCACCGAAGCAGAGATTTTGCAGCCCGGAGTGTGTTGGCCACACGTATGGGGGGAGCCGTGCGCCTCGAAGATCTGCCTGATGAAGTTTGCCCCTGGTGCGGAAAGCCCTTCGAGACGCGACGAACGGACCAGAAATTTTGTAGCGTGGCGTGTCAGATTGAGAGTGTCGAAACCTTTCGCAAGATCGTTCGACGCGAGGAAAACCGACGCGCGGCCAGCGGTCTGACCTGCCGGCAGTGTGGCGCGAAATTCGACGGCACGCGCCGAACGCAACTCTATTGCAGCGATCGTTGCAACCAGATTGCCTTCAACTATCGCAAGCGCACCGGGCCGGCCGTATGTCGGCACTGCGGCAAGCCGTTCGTGCCGACGAAACCCCGTCAAAAGTTCTGTAGCCGGTCCTGCTGCAGCCTATTTCACGGTTTGGTGCCGCCATGGCACCGAGCGCGCAACCCGTAGGGGCGCCCTCTACCCGCGAACCTCATAATACAAGCTGTCGGCCGCTTCGCTCCTTGTGGCATGAATTTGCATCTTCGCGATGCGGATCAAACCTTCGTCGCTATTCGGCCTTGTGGCCCCGCCCGTCTCGATCCCGAGGTCAATGATCGGCACCTCGACCAGCAATTCTTTCTTGCTGTCGTCCCGATACACCATCACTATTGCCGTTCGCTTCGCTCTTTCGTCAGACATCATCGCCCCCTTCTGTGTGCCACCTTATGTGCCATGGATTAGCCGAATCCCCAAGAAACATGCGGTCCGCACGTTACCCCGACGTTACCCATTGCCGGCCGGCAGTTACTGATTTTCAACTAAGTATTTGATAATGCTGGCGACCCCGACAGGATTCGAACCTGTGACCAATAGCTTAGAAGGCTACTGCTCTATCCAGCTGAGCTACGGGGCCGTCACGCGCCGTCTAGCGCAAATTGCGGCGCTTGTCAGCCTGTGACATCCTCGGCGCTTGACTTTGCCGGCCCAAGCGCCGATATGAGCGCAGTGCTAGGTGCTGCCGCGTGAGCAGCCATCGCGTCCCCATTTTGGGTGACCCCTTGAACCGGCATGATTTTCCCAAGTTCCCAGATCACGCGGGGTTCTGACAGGTCTGACGCCCGGTGCGCAATGTGGCGCGTGGGTTTGGATGGATCTGCAACCGCAACGGTAAACGCGCAACCCAAAGGTTGGCGCGGCAGAGCCGTGTAGTGTTCGGCGCGCATGATGCGCTGCCGGAAAAGGATATAATTTGACTCAGTTTCAGGCCCTCGGCCTTGACGACCATCTTCTTAAAGCCATCGCAGGGCTGGGCTTTTCCGATCCCACGCCCATCCAGGAACGGGCAATCCCGCTCGTCCTTGAAGGCCGCGATATCATGGGCCTTGCCCAGACCGGCACCGGCAAGACCGCCGCATTCGGCCTTCCCATCATTCAACAGCTTCTGGCCAAGACCGGAAAGCCCGAACCCAAGACCTGCAAGGCCTTGATCCTCGCGCCGACCCGCGAACTGGTGAACCAGATCGCTGTCAATCTGCGCGCCTTCACCAAGGGTTCGCCCATCAAGGTCAATTCCGTCGTGGGCGGCATGTCCATTGGAACGCAGATCAAGGCGCTGGCTCATGGCAGCGACATCGTCGTGGCAACGCCGGGCCGTCTGCTCGATCTCGTCAAGCGCCAGGCTCTCCGGCTCGATTCGGCAAAGCACCTCGTGCTCGACGAAGCCGACCAGATGCTCGATCTCGGCTTCATCCATGCACTGCGCGAGATTTCGCGCCTTGTCGGCCAGCCGCGCCAGACGCTTCTGTTTTCGGCCACCATGCCCAAGCAGATGAACGAGATCGCCGCCGTTTATCTCAAGGATCCTGTCCGCGTTCAGGTGGCAACACCGGGCAAGGCCGCCGACAAGATTGCCCAGAGCGCCCATTTTGTTGAGCCGGGCGGCAAGCTCGGACTGCTCAAGCAATTGCTTTCCGCCGACAAGGATGCGCTTTCGCTGGTTTTTGCCCGCACCAAGCACGGCGCCGAAAAGCTCTCGAAAACTCTGGCTGCTGCCGGATATGCCGCAGGCTCGATACACGGCAACAAGAGCCAGGGCCAGCGCGACCGCACGCTCAAGGCGTTCCGTGGCGGGGAAATCCGCGTTCTGGTTGCAACCGACGTTGCCGCGCGCGGCATCGACATCCCGGGTGTCAGCCACGTGTATAATTACGAACTGCCCCAGGTTCCTGAAAACTACGTTCACCGCATCGGTCGTACGGCGCGTGCCGGCGCCGAGGGTGAGGCCGTTGCGCTGGTGTCCGGCGAAGAATACGGCCTGCTCCTCGACATCGAGCGGCTCACCGGGCTTTCGATCGTAACGGCGGGCGGAGAACGCCCCTTGCGCAAGACGTCGTCTGCTCCCGCCAAGAAGCGTACGCAGGGACGCAACGGTAAGCCCCAGTCCAAAGGGCAGGGCGCTGGCAAGTCCTTCGACCCCGCCAAGGCTGCTCCGCAGCGCAACCGCAACAAACCGCGCAACAAGCGGCCGCGTCAGGCAGCCTGA